TTGCGGGCGGCGCTGGCCAAGGCGCGCGACCTCGAGCTGGCCTGGTGGGAGGGGCAGGCTCGGCAGGGGGTCGCGCAGGGGACGAAGTTCAACGCGACCCTGTGGGCCAGGTGCATGGCCGCCCGCTTTCCAGAGCAGAATTATGGCGAGGCGGAGGCGGCGCAAGGCCGGCCCCCGTCGGACCCGCGCGACCGGGCCAAGGCCGTCGCGGCCCTGCTCGCGACGCTGGAGGCGGATGAGCCCGACGCGGCGCCCCAGACCACCAAGACCAACGGCCGCTGATCGTCGTTCTTTATAGACGGTTCGGTTCTTGGAACGCCGGTGTCGTGGAGTGCGACTGGCGACGAAGGTCGCGAACCTGAAATTCGTCTTCGGCTCATCGCGAGCAAGGACGCCCGCGCTGCCGGGCGCGCACGACACGACCAAGCCGGCCGACCGGGGCCGGGGACGCAAGGTCCAGGAATCCGGCTTAACCCCTGATCAATCAAATGAAAGAGGAGAGCCCGAATGTCGGGTTGGACCACAAACGGGCTGCCCGCCCTGCTGGGCGCGGCGATGACCGGCGCCGAACTGATCGCGGCCGACACCCAGCTGGCCTCGGGCGTCACGCCCCAGAGCGCGGCGGTCAGTTCGCTGGAACTGTCCAAGTTTCTGCGCGGCCAGGCCCAGAACGGGCCGAACTTCCGCAATTTCATAGACGGCGGGGATTTCTCGCTCAATCCCTGGCAGCGCGGGACGGGCTTCAACGGCATCGGGGCCGGACCCGTTTACACGGCCGACCGCTGGTTCGGCGCGGGCAATGCGTCCTCTGCGATCTCGATCAGCCAGGCGGCGATCCCCGGCCAGATCACAGGCTTCAACAACGCCCTGCAGTTCGGTCGGGGCGCCGGCAACAGCAATACGGGCGCGATCACCCTGGGCCAGGTGCTGGAAAGCGCCGACAGCTATCGCGCCCAGGGCCAGCTGATGACGCTGAGCTTCTGGGCGCGGGCCGGAGCGAACTTCTCCGCGGCCGGCGGCGCCCTGGCGGCGCAGATTCTCACCGGCCAGGGTATCAACGACACCTCCGCCCACATGGTCTCGGGCGCCTGGTCGGGGCAGGGCGCGGCGCTGAACGTCAGCTTGAGCCTGACCACGGCCTGGGTGCGCTACGCCCTGACCACGCCGGCCGTGATCCCGACCTCGACGACCCAGCTGGGGGTCAGCTTCGCCTACACCCCTGTCGGGACGGCGGGCGCCAACGACTGGATCCAGCTGGCGGGCGTGCAGCTGGAGGTCGGACCCGCGGCCACCGCCTTCGAGTTCCGCGACGCCCAGGTCGAGCTGGAGATCTGCCAGCGCTACTTCTATCAGGCCAATGAGCCGGCCAACGGCGTAATCGTGGCGGTGGGGGGCGCGGTCGCCGCCGCCAACGCCCAGGTCTTCTACATGGCCCTGCCGGTGCAGATGCGCGCCGCTCCCGTGGTGGGGGTGAACATCGGGTCGTTCAAGGTCGCCGCGGCGGCGCCGGCGATCACGGCTACGGGCCTGGCTCCAGGCGCCACCCACACCCCCAACGCCATCAGCCTGGTCTCCGCCCTGACCCAGAGCGTGGGCCTGGCCGCAACCCTGCAGGGCGGCGGCGGTTCGGGCCTCATTTCCGCCTCCGCCGACTTCTGACCGAGAGGAACCTCGACATGACCGACAAGCACAAGGGACCCGGCCGCGGCGTGGTCGGGCTGGGCAAGACGCGCAAGAGCGGCCTGGCCAAGGGGCCGCCCAAGGTGGAGCGGGCCAGCGCGCGCGGCCACGCCGGCAAGGCGGTGGCGCGCCTGGCCCACGAGGTGCGCCACGAGCGACCGCTGAACAACTGGGGCGCCGCCAAGGGCGGGACCTCCGCCTCCGGGATCAGCGACACCTATCGCGACCCGGCCCAGGGCGGGGGCAAGGGGCCGTTCGGCAAGCGGTGACGAGGTGAGCGCCGGCTCTGCGCGTGCGGGGGCGGCGCCGACCCCAGGGTTCGGATTTCGAGTGAGACAAGCGTGGACGGGCGGTGTCGACATGTCGAATCCTCTCGACAGGCTGGACCGGAGGTTGGCCGGCGCCCCGTTGGACACCCTGGCCGAGATCTACAAGCTGGCCGAGCCCGAACTGCAGGCGACTTGGCTGCCCAATCCCGGACCCCAGACCCAGGCCTACAGGTCGCAGGCCGACCTGCTGCTCTATGGCGGGGCGGCGGGGGGCGGGAAGAGCGAGCTGCTGCTGGGCCTGGCCCTGACCCAGCACAAGCGTTCGGTGATCTTTCGCCGGGCCTTCGTCGACATGGCGGGGGTCGAACAGCGGCTGCTGGAGATCGCGGGATCGCGCGAGGGCTGGCGGTCGGACAAGATGATCTGGCGGCGCGACGAGCGGTTGCTGGAGTTCGGCGCCCTGGACAAGCCCGGCGCCGAGCAGTCCTGGCAGGGGCGCGCGCACGACTTCATCGGCTTCGACGAGGGCGCCCAGCTGACGGCGGCCAAGGCGGCCTTCGTCCTGGGCTGGCTGCGATCATCTGAGCGCAAGCAGCGCTGCCGGGCGGTGATCGCCTCCAATCCGCCGCGCGGCGGCGAGGGGCAGTGGCTGATCGACTGGTTCGCGCCCTGGCTCGATCCCGCCTTCGCCAACCCGGCCCAGGCCGGCGAGTTGCGCTGGGCGGTGACGCGGGGCGAGGAGACCGTCTGGGTCGAGGGACCCGACCCGGTCGTCATGGGGGGCGAGACCTACAAGCCGCTGTCGCGCAGCTTCATTCCGGCCCTGCTGGAGGACAATCCGTACCTGGCCGACAGCGGCTATCGCGCGCGGCTGCAGAACCTGCCCGAGCCGCTGCGCTCGCAGTTGCTGAAGGGCGATTTCCTGGCCGGGCGCGAGGACCACGACTGGCAGGTCATTCCCAGCGCCTGGGTCCGGCGGGCGCAGGAACGTTGGCGGGAGGCCGGGACGGCGCGGCGGCCGATGGTCGCCCTGGCCTGCGATCCGGCGCTGGGCGGCGCCGACTGCACCGCCATCGCCTGCCTGCATGCCGACGCCTGGTTCGCGCCCCTTGTGGTGATGAAGGGGGCGGACTGCCGCGACCCGGCCGATGTCGCCGCCCTGATGCTGCGGCATCAGAGGGACGGCGCCGACCTGTCGGTGGACGGGACGGGCGGCTGGGGCTCCGGCGTCAAGTCGCGGCTGGAGGGCGACCACGACCTGCCCTGCGCCTCGATCGTGTTCTCGGCGGGCTCCACGGCGCGGACGGTGGACGGCAAGCTGGGGTTTCGCAATCTGCGCGCCGAGCTGTGGTGGCGCCTGCGCGAGGCCCTGGACCCGGAGGGCGGCGCGGAGCTGAAGCTGCCGCCCGATCCGCGCCTGGCCGCGGAGCTGACCACGCCGCGATACCGGGTGCGCGGCACCGACATCCTGATCGAGGACAAGGACGAGATCCGAAAGCGCGTCGGCGGCTCGACCGACTGCGCCGACGCCGTGGCCATGGCGTGGAAGCGGCGCACCGCGGCGGCGCGGCGGGGCGTGGAACGGCCGGCGCCGCGGGTGCGGGCGGCGGGCGGGTGGATGGGGCGGTGAGCGCGAACGGCCGGCGGTCTTCGGTCGAGGATAGGGCGTCCCAAGGATCATTGGAGAGACGCATGACGAACGATCAGAACCTCTACAACACTCTGCTGGGCGGCTATGGGTCCGACCCGGCAGGTTCGACGGGGTCCCCGGGCGGCGCCGGCGTCGGGGTGTTTGACCCGACCGGCTGCGGGCTTTCCGGGGGCTTGTCGGGCGCTGCGTCGCCGAGCCTCAGCGCCAATGACGTGGGCGCGTCGCGTGCGGTGTCCCAGGCCCTGGTCCCGCTGGCGACCTCGGTGCTGTCCGCACCGGCGGGGACGCTCACCAAGGATCGCCTGGTCGGCGACACGGCCGATTTTCTGTCCTCGGCCCGGACCAGCGGACTGAGCGACGATCAATTCGGCCATGTGGTCCGCAGCGCGATCGATTTCCTGGCCCCCTTCGACGACGACACGCCCGATCCGGTGTTGCGCGCCGCGACCGGCCAGATGCTGGTCAACCACCTCGGCGTTCACGCTCAGGCGCAGGCGCTGGCGGGAAGCGGCGGCGGCCCGAGTCAAGATGGCGCCAACAGCTCTGATGTCGTCTTCGAATCCGGCGGGCCGGAGGATAAGGTCTTCGACCGCGGCGACCAGGGCTCTACACAGCCTTCCGCCTCCCGGCCCGGCGGCAGTGGCGCGGTCGGGTCTTTTGATCCTGGCCTCGTCTCTATCCGCGCGGGCGGTCCGTCATCTCCATACGATCCCCTGGGGCTTGGCCGAGCCGACGGCGACGGCGCAGGCGGCGACCCAGGCGATCTCAGCGGGGGCAATGCGGCCGGGTCCAACGACCAGAGTTCCGACGCAAACAAGTTGCTCCCCAACGCCGCGCCGACCGCGCCCCAGGCGGCGGCTCAAGGCGCTGGCCCGCCAACGGCGTCCGGGGGCGCGCGCCTTGGACGAGCGCCCAGGCTCGGCGATCTGTCCATGGTCTACGAAACCGGGATGCGCCCCGGGCAGGAGACCGCGGCGGCGGCAAAGGTCTCCACGGGCGTGGACGATCCGGGGGGCGTGTCCTATGGCGCTTACCAGCTTGCAAGCTCCAAGGTCGGCGGCCGCCAGGTGCAGGCCTTTCTGAAGCGGGATGGCGCGCCCTGGGCCGCGGCGTTCGCCGGGCTGGACCCAAGCCAGCGAGGCGGAGCGTTTCAGAAGAAATGGGAGGCGATCGCACGGTCAGACCCCAAGTTCTTCGACGCCCAGCACAACTATATCAAAGAGACCCACTATGATCCTCTCGTCCGGCGCGTCGCGGCGACGACAGGGATAGATATCAACAATCGATCGCCCGCCGTTCAGAACGCCGTCTGGTCTATGTCGGTCAACCATGGGCGCGCGCGCCAACTGGTCACGACCGCCATCAACAGCCTCAGAGGGCGGATATCCCCTTCGAATCCAGGTTACGACCGCGCTTTGATAAACCAGCTCTATTCGGTTCGACGCGCCTACGTCGTCGAGCATCACCAAGCCAAATTGTTGAAGCGTTACAATGCCGAACAACCCGCCGCGCTGGCGATGCTGTCGCACTGAGCCGAAGCTTGCCGCGCAATGGGAACAAAGGAGAAACCGAAGCTTGATTGTGGGCTCCCTCAGGGGTAGAGTGGCGGTCGGATCACTCTTGCGGACAAGGTTCGCGCACGTCTGGGACATGGCATGAGGGCCTGGTTGATCGGTGTGCTGGCGTGCGTCGGCATCGCTGCGGCGGCGAGTGGCGTCTCCGGCGCGGAGGAGACCGAAGAACCCAACTATTCCCGCGCGTTTCAGGCCTGCGACGACGCAGCGGGATCCGACGGACCCGCCCTGGTCGATTGCGCCGTCCAGGAATCCGAGCGCCAGGACCGGGCGCTCAACTTGGCCTATCAGGCTTTGATGGCCAAGTACGAGCCCGGGCGCAAAACTAAGCTCGTCGCCGCGGAGCGGGCTTGGATCGCATTCCGCGACGTCGAGTGTGAAATGGAATCCGCATCACAAGACAGGGCTGTGTCTCGCGTCGCCAAGGGCAGATGTGTGATGCGTACGACCTATAATCGATTGCAGACCTTGCAGAGATTGTTGAATATTGAGCCGTAGGGTGGGTGATATGCGATTTCAGCAGGTGAGTGTTATTTCGCTTTACTGAGAAATTTGGCCTCCTGTGATCGGCGCGGGCTTGGAAAGTTAACGCCGGAGCGCAATCGGAGCGGTGGTGTCATGGGCTTGCGGAGACGGGTTGGAGAGATGAATACGCGCGCCGTGTGGATGGGTTTGATCGCGTTGGCCGGCCTAGTCGTGGCCGGCGAAAGCGTCAATGCGAAAGAGGCGGCGGAGCCGACCTATTCCGACGCCTATCAAGCCTGTCTGGCCAAGGCCAATTCGGTCGATTTCGAGATGGCCCATTGCGCCGGCGAGGAGCGCGAACGCCAGGACAAGGCGCTCAACCTCGTCTATCGACAGCTCACGGCCAAGCTCGATCCGAACCGCAAGTCCATACTGGTTGCGGCGGAGCGGGCCTGGGTGACGTTCCGCGACGCACAGTGCGAGGCGGAGGCTTCGGGCGAGGCTGGCGGCACCTTGGCGAACGTTATCCGGCAGGACTGTCTTTTGCGGCAGACCTACGATCGTGTGCTGACGATCAAGGACATGCTCAAGGGCGAGATATAGCGGCGCGGTGACGACGCCTCGATCGCCCGTTCGAGCATACTGTCGTTTTCAGGTCGCGCGCCGATCACGACTGGTCGAGCCTGGCCCTGATCGGTCCAAGCAACGGCCCTGCTATCCAGCTGGGCGGATCCATCGCTAAAGGCGCGCGACAGAGCCCCCCATTGCGGGCGCTGATGACGTGCAGCGCCCCTGCTTCCCGAGCGTCGGCATGCGTCCGGCTGTTGGCTGGGTGGGTCGACATCTCGCTGTTGGGCGCTGGGTCCTGAGGTCCGGGCTGAGCTGACGCGACGCCCGCGCGAACCTGGTCGCGGAGCTGATCAAGACGCGCGTTACCGCCATTCGGATCCTGAGCCAGCACGAGATCGACCGACGCGTCAGCGTCTCGACCTACCGCGCGGCCCCTATGGTCCAAGCCGGCCGAAGGACGGTGGTTTTCGCGGCTCGCGGCGGCATTCGCGGGCTTTGCTGACTGAGGGTCGCTAAGCCGCCGCGGCCGAAGACGGGTCCGGTCAAACCAAGAGCAAAGCTACCGAGACGAGCCTGCCCGCCGCCACGCCAGGGTTCCAACGCGCCGCGCGGCGCGAACACGCATTCCAGATTTCGATGGAGGCTCCGCATGTCGTTCACCGACGGGGTCGCCAATCTTCTGCTGGATCCGCCGGGCACGGGCGACGCCTCGGCGCCCGATCCGACGGCTGGCGGCGGTCCAGCGCCGGTCGCCCCGTCCGCCCCGAACGCGACTCCGGCGCAAGGCGGACTGAGCCTGGGCGCGCCGACCGTCGCCGTCTACGGCCCCGAGCACTGGGCGGCGGCGGACGCGGTGTCGAGCGCGCTGATGCCGACGCTTTCGGCGGCGCTGCAGACCCCGCCCGGCCTGCTGACCAAGGACAGGGTGTTGGGCGATACGGCCCGGATGCTGGCGACGGTGCGCGCCGGCGGGGTGCTGTCGAACGAGCAGTTCGGCCAGCTGATGACGGGCGCCGCCGGCTTTCTCGGCGGCGTTCCGGACGGGTCCGACGAGTCGGCGCGTCGGGCCGCCCTGGTGCGACTGGGCCTCGACCACATGGCCGCGCGGACGCGGCTCGCCGGGATGACGAATTTCACGACCTCCGACGCGACCGCGGCGACGACCGACGGCGCAGGCGCCGACGGGGGCGAGTCCGGCTCCGATGGGAGCGACTCCGCGCCGAGCCCGGGCGCGGCCCAGAACGGTTCAGCCGGGACCGCGGCCGCCGACGGCGAAGGCCCGGCGTCCGGGACGCGCGAGGCGTCGACGGGGGCGGGATCGCCGGCGGCCGATGGTCAACCGAGGGACGGTGGAGACGCCGACCAGGACCCCGCCAATACGGGCGAAACCCCCGCTGTTGATTCGAACGACAGCCAATCCAAGCCGGCGCCGTCCAATCCGGACGGTTCGCCGAGCAAGGTCGAAGCTTCGCCGCCTACGGACGATGACCAGGGGCAGGCGTCCCGGCCTGAGGACGCACCCAGACCGGGGTCCTGGCTGGATAAGCACCGCGGCGACTTCATCCTTGCATCATCCGCAACCGCAACGGCGCCCGCCGGTGCGCCGCCGTCCCGCGCCCCGGCTCTTTCCGCCAGCGAACTCGCCAAGAAAATCGGTGCGATAGCTGAAGCGGCCGAGCTTCCAGCCCTCGTCGTGGCGGGAGGCGTGGGGCTCAAAATGGCGACGGACGCGGACACGCGTAACCAAGTCAACGCGGCGATCAAGCAGTTCAACCTCAATCCGAACCGGCGGGCGGATGTCCAGGCGGCCGTTGCCTACGTCTGGTCCCAGACCCACCTGCCGTGGAGAAGCAGCGCCCCGACCACCGGGCCAGGCCTCGAAGCCGCCGCCCAAGCGGTGATGCGCCTAGAGCAGCTCAGGCCGGATACGGTTTACCACGCCGACCGGGGCGATCCTGTTGCTCAAAATCTTATCAGGGATGTCGCCGACGCTGCGATCGACGATTGGAAGTCGAACAGCACACGCGGTCCGCGAGGCGAAAGTCGCGCACTTCAATCGAATACCGATGTCGCACGTGCAAGATTAGGGCTTCAACCTAATGACAATATTCAAGTGCACCACCTCAACGCGGTGAATACATGGAGAAAATTTCTGTGGCTTCAAAGGCTTGCCGCCCAGGATGGTTGGGAAGTCGACGGGTTAACTAATTTAATTGCCTTGCCTGGTAACTTCCCTACTCAAGCAAAAATGGCGGCGGAGGGTGTGAATCTGCCGGTACATAATTTCTTTCACAGAGACTACGATATAATCACCACGGCTAAAATCTCAATAGCGTTGTCGTTATTAGGCCATCAGCCTAATCCGCAGGAGGCGCGGACGATACTGGATGCCGTGGCTCAATCAAATCGAAAAGATATCGAGCGTCGCCTATGGCACCCGATTTTGCACTAGAAAAGATCAATGTGAGGCGCGTCAAACGCTGTCATCGAAGCTCTTTTAACAATGGCCGTGTCTGCGCCACACGCTAGGGCTGGGGCGCTGACCAGGAATCGCTTCTTCTGCGACACGGCCGCTGCCTATCCTCGGTCAGGCCGGCCGCAGTTTTGAGCCAAGATCGGTTCGGCGAGTCCGTCAAGGTTGGCGATCGATTTCCTCGATCTTTGCGAGGACGAGACGCCCAATCCGGTTCCGCGCGTGGCGACCTCGCGGATGCTAGCGAACATATGAACGCGCATGGGCGGACGCAGGCGATGGCGGCGGACCCTGTCGATTGCGAGACGCCGCAAACCTGGAGCGCTGCCATGACCGACGAAAGCTTTCGCGCCGAGGACGAGCTGACCGGGGACGAGAAGATCCTGGCCGAGGCCAAGCGGCGGTTCCGGCGTTGCGAGACCTGGGAGGGGACCGCGCGGCGGCGCTTTCTGCAGGATGTGAAGTTCGTCAATGGCGACGCCTACAACCACTACCAATGGCCCGACGAGGTCCGGGCCGAGCGGGACGGCGCCGAGCGGCCGTGCCTGACGATCAACAAGACTCGCCAGCACTGTCTGCAGATCATCAACGATGCGCGGCAGAACAAGACTTCGATCAAGATCAAGCCTGTGGGGGACGACGCCTCCTACGACGCCGCCCAGGTCTATGAGGGGCTGGTACGGCGGATCGAGTACCTCTCCAACGCCGACGCCATCTACAGCCTGGCCACCACCCATCAGGTCCAGGGCGGGATCGGCTATTGGCGGGTGGTCGCCGACTATGCGGGTCCCGACAGCTTCGACCAGGAAATCTATCTGAAGCCCGTGGTCGATCCCCTGACCGTCTATCTGGATCCCGACATCCAGGCGGCGGACGGGTCGGACGCGCGCTTTGGCATCGTGTTCCGGCGCATGCCGCGCGATGAGTTCCGCCTGGCCTATCCGGAGCTGGCCGATCGCGGCTCGCCTCCGGCGTTGGGCAATGAGGAGGCCTGGACCGACGAGGACCAGATCATGGTCGCGGAATATTTCCGCAAGTCGAGCGAGGACGACCGGCTGGTCGCCTATGGCGATCCGGCGGGCGGCGGAGGGCTGAAGACCGCGCGTCTGTCGGAGATCAAGCCGCTCGGCAAGGCGGCGGTGAAGGCGGTGCTCGACGATCCGGCCACGAAGGTGCGTGACATCACCGAGCCGCGGGTCGAGTGGTTCAAGATCGTCGGCGAGGAGATCGTCGAGCGGCGCGACTGGCCGGGAAGCTATATCCCGATCGTGCGGGTGGTCGGCGAGGAGACGGTCATCGACGGCGAGCTGGACCGCAAGGGCCATGTGCGCGCCCTGATCGATCCGCAGCGCATGTATAATTACAACGCCTCGGCCGAGGTCGAATTCGGCGCGCTGCAGGGCAAGTCGCCCTATCTGGCGCCGGCCCAGGCGATCGAGGGGCACGAGACCTATTGGGAGACGGCCAACACGGTCAACCACTCGGTCCTGCCCTGGAACCACAAGGACGACGACGGCAGTCCGATCCCCGCGCCCGAGCGCGCCCAGCCGCCGGGCTCGGCGCCGGCGTTCCTCGACGGCATGCAGGCGGCGGCCCAGGACATGCAGCTGGTCTCCGGCCAGTACCAGGCCCAGATGGGGGCGCCCTCCAACGAGCAGACCGGCGTCGCCATCCAGCAGCGCCAGCGTCAGGGCGACAACGCCACCTATCACTACATCGACAACCTGGCCCAGGCGATCCGCTATACAGGCAAGATCATCATCGACCTGGCGCCCAAGATCTATGACACGCCGCGCTTGCTGAAGATTCTGCAGGAGGACGGGACCGAGCTGCACATTAAGGTCGATCCTAGCGCGCCCCAGGCCCACGCCCAGGTCGAGGCGGCGCAGGGGGCCATGATCGCGGCCGTGTTCAATCCCAGGCTCGGCCAGTACGAGGTTCAGGCCGATGTGGGGCCGGCCTTCGCAACACGGCGGCAGGAGGCGTTCAACGCGCTCTCCCAGATCGCCACGCAGAACCCGACCTTGATGAATGTGATCGGGGACTTGGTGCTGAAGGCGGCCGACTTCCCGCTGGCCGAAGAGGCGGCGGAGCGGCTGAGGAACATGGCGCCGCCCCAGGCCCTGGGGCAGGGGCCTTCGCCCGCGGAGACCCAGCTGCAGCAGCAGCTGACCTCGACCCAGCAGATGTTGAAGGCCATGACCGACGAGCTGGCGACCGAGAAGCTGCGCGCGCGCGGCAAGGAGGAGCTGCGCGATGTGGAGCGGTTCAACGCCGAGACCCGGCGGCTGCAGGCGCTGCAGGAGGTCTTGCCGATGGACCCGCAGGGCCTGGCCGAACTGATCCGCACGACGGTGGGCGAGGCGCTGCAGATCCAGCTGGGCCAGATTCTCGGCGCCAACCAGGGGATGGACGGATGACGGCTGGGACCCACAGGCTGATCGCCAAGCACGCGGTGATGTTCGCGCGCGAGTGCTGGGAGGCGGCGGCCGTGCGCTGCAACGCCTTCTATCGGGAATGGCCGGACATGGACGGCTTTTGCCGCACCAACTGGCCGATGTTCACGCCCCGCGTGCGCGAGGTGTTCGTCGAGATGCTGACCCTGCCCGACGAGGACCATCCCGACTGGGCGGCCCTACCCGACGACCGCAAGCTGTCCCGCCGCGGCAAGGCCGAGGTGGCCGAGGCGCTCTGCTACGACGGGGCGATGAAGCGGGCGGGCGGGACAGACGCCGCGTGAGGCCTTCTCCCTGAGGGAGGGCGTTGAAATTTCCGGAGACCCAGATGCGTGAAGAGACCGTCGACGCCGGCGAGGAACCCGTCATGACCGCTGAGGTCGCGGCGGAGCCAGCCCATATCGAGCGGCTGCCCCAGCCTGACGACGACCTGGATGAGGCCGACGCGGCTTCCGAACAAGCGGATGACGATCGGCCGCGCAAGGGGCGGGGTCTGCAGGAGCGGTTCGGGGAACTGACCGGCAAGATCTCAAGCGAAAAGGCGGCGCGGGCCGAGGCCGAGCGCCGGGCGATCGCGGCGGAGACCCTGATCCGCCGCATCGGCGAGGGCGCGCCCCGGGCCGATACGCCGCCGGATGTCGAGCGGCTGGTGACCCAACGAGCGGAAGCCATGACGGCGCTGAACGCCTTCACCGCGCGATCCAACGCCATCCACCAGGCGGGTGTGGAGGCCTTTCCGGACTTCCAGGCGCGGGTCGAGGCCCTGCAGGGCTCGGGGGTGCTGAGCCGGGCCAATCCGACCTTTCTGGCCGCGGTCATGGAGACGGACGCACCGGAAAAGGTGCTGCACCACCTGGGCGCTGACCCTGAGGCCGCGCGCAAGCTGGCCAGCCTGCCGCCGCTGAAGCTGGCGGCGGAGGTGGCGAAGCTCGGGGTCAAGGTCAGCCAGCCCGGCTATCGGCCGGTCTCGGCCGCGCCGGCCCCGATCAGCCCGATCGGCGGCGCGGGGGCGCGGCGGTTCGATCCGCTCGACGAGACCGTGCCGATCGACCAGTGGATGCGAGAGATGGACAAGCGCGACGCGGTGAGGCGAGGGCGGCGGTAGCGCTAGGCGTTAACTCCGGACGCGGCCTCGTTCCTTCCAGCCTTCACCTTCGACGTCGCAACCGCGGTGTGCTCGATCTCAACGATAGCGATGTTGGCGACAATGAAGGCGGAGCTGATCTTGTCGCGGGGGCGCTTTCCTTCATTGGGACACTTAGGCCTCAGTCTCTTTCTTCTTACGATAGCCTGGTCGGGTGGATTTGATTGCGGCGTCATTGGCCAACCGCAATCGCGGCGCCTCCTCGCCAACCTGTCGGATCGCAACAAGCGTAGCCGCATGGTTGGAGTTGTCGGCAGTCCGTTGGACAACTACGTTCTTGCCCTTGATCCGCACCCGTGACGCAACCTTGAACGTCATGCCGCCTCCTTTTTGTTCGGCATCATATGCGGTTGGGGCCGACGCGCGACAGGTTCGGCCATCAAATTCAAACTCAGACATCACCTAGGCCTTGGTCGGCTGGGAGATTATCCAAGTTTGCGGTATGAATACCGTAGCATGAAACCCTCCATTGCCCTGGACAGGAACAAGCTCGCGGTTCGGGAAGCGGCCGAACGTCACCGCACGTTCAATCCACGCGTCTTCGGCTCGGTTCTCCATGGCTGCGATAAGGACGGTAGCGATCTCGATCTGCTGGTCGACACCCGGCCCGGTGCGACCTTGTTCGACCTTGGCCGCCTTCATTCCGAGCTCGAGGCGATTCTCGGGGTTAGGGTCGATCTCCTGACCCCCGGCGACCTGCCCCTCAAATTTCGGGACCGCGTTCTCGCCGAAGCTAAGCCGATATGACGTTAAGGCTTGCCGACTATCTCGGTCATATCCGGGAGGCGGCAGTTGACGCTTGCGGATTTGTCGAAGGATTGAGCCTGCAGGATTTTCGTTCCGACAAGCGAACACAGCAGGCGGTGATCATGAGCCTGGTTATTATCGGGGAAGCGTCCACCAAGATCATGGAGGCGCATTCTACTTTCGCCATCGCGCACAACGAAATTCCTTGGCGAAGCATGAGGGGCATGCGCAACCGCATCGCCCACGGCTATTTCGAAATTGACCTCGATACGGTCTGGGAGACGGTCAGGACCGCGCTTCCGGAATTGCTTACGCAGCTCGAAGTCATCGGTCGTCCGCCCGAGGGTTAGCCGCCGGGCGTATCCAATGACGGACAAAATGACCTACCGACTTGGGGCGGAGCCTTACCCCATGCGCTGCGCGTAATCCGGCCTCGCCAACCGGCGCCCAACACCCTTCACGCAAACGCAAAGGACACTCGCCGTGGCGAATTCCATTCTCACGCTCGGTATGATCACGCGCCAGGCCCTGCGCCTGTGGAAGAACTCCAACGCCTTCATCCAGAACGTCAACCGCCAGTATGACAGCGACTATGCGGTTTCCGGCGCCAAGATCGGGGCCAATCTGAAGATCCGCCTGCCCAACGACTTTGTGGTCACCACGGGGCCGGCCCTGTCGGCCCAGGACACGGCCGAGCAATCGACCACCCTGGTGGTGTCGACCCAGAAGCACGTGGACGTCTCGTTCAACTCGGTCGACCGCACCCTGTCCCTGGATGACTATTCCGAGCGCATCCTGGCGCCCATGGTCAACAACCTGGCCGGCGCCGTGGCGGCGGACGTGATGAGCGGGATCGAGGGCGGGGTCTGCAACTATGTCGCCAATACCGGGAGCGGCGGGGCGGTGATCTCGCCCACGGCCGCGACTGTCCTGACCGCGGGGGCCAACCTGACCAACAACTCCGCGCCGGTGGCGCGGCGCAAGCTGGTGGCCGATCCAGTGACCATGGCGCGTACCGTCAACACCCTGTCGGGCCTGTTCAACCCGGCCAAGGCGATCAGCCGCCAGTACGAGAGCGGCCAGATCTATGACGCGCTGAACTTCGCCTGGTTCGAGGACCAGACCACGATCAAGCACACGACCGGCACCTTCTCGGCCGGGGCGGTCAGCGGGGCAGGCCAGACCGGGCTGAACCTGGTGGTGGGGCCGATCACCGGCACGCTGAACAAGGGCGACATCATCACCATCGCCGGCGTCAACCAGGTCAACCGCATCACCAAGGTCTCGCTGCAGACGCCGCGGCAGTTCGTGGTGACGGCGGCGGTGTCCAGCGGCGCGACCTCGATCCCGATCTATCCGGCCATCGTGCCGCCCTCGAGCAGCGGGCCGGTGCAGTACCAGACGACGGACTCCTCGCCCGCCAACGGGGCGGTCATTTCCCTGGCCCACAACGCCTCGGAGACCCACCGGCGCAACATCGCCTATGCGCCGGAGGCCGTGGCCCTGGTCACCGCCGACCTCTACACCCCGGCCAAGGGCGTGGAGGAGGCGGCCCGCGCCGTGTTCGACAACATCTCCATGCGGATGCTGACCCAGTACGTGATCGGCACCGATCAGCTGGCGACACGGCTGGACGTCCTCTACGGCTACGCCTGGCTTCGGCCGGAATGGGCGGTGGTGGTCGGCGACGCGGTTTGAGGCGGCGGCTGGGCCGGCAGCGGTTGTATGCCTGTGGTTTTTCAAAGGCAGGCCTGTCGCGCGCGGCTCTGGCCTCAGGCAAAGCATTCGATCTTTGAAGTTACGGTCTGGGGTTCACCCGCCAGGTAAGAACCCCGGGCCGAAACTTCGAAGCCGCGCCGATTTTCGGATGGGCTGCCTTCCACCAAGCCGGCGCGGAGCGCTCGCTCACGCAGCTCACTCTCGGTTGCTGCTACATCGATTTCGAGAAAAACCGGGGGCGCCGTTCCAGTCATGGTGGAGCTCGGAACGTCTCTGAACCCTTCGTAGTCAAATCCTGAAATATTTTTTATCCTAAGACCGAGAAATGTCAGAGGCGCGTTGGGCGCGAAAAGATAAACGCCACTCTCGTTATCCCGATATTGGATCAATCTATTCTTGATCATCGCGTTGATGGCGAGCGCGACTTTAGGCGATGTCTGACATTTTATCTGATCGACGAGCGCCGCTTCGGTCGTTTCGATCAAGTGGGCTCTTGGTGGATCGCCAGCAGCGTGGCGCGCTACGGATATTTGAGGATATGAACTGGTTCCCGTAATCAGTATCAATGCGATCAAAATGTGATGAACAGGCCGCTTTTTCAAAGCAAATGTTCCTCTTTATACTTCGGAATATTATCGAATTCTGGTTTGCGGTGCGCGCTGAGAACAGCTTATCAAGCGCCGCTCCCCGTTCCAACAACGTTCTTAGCGAGCCTTTCCAGCTGGTCCGGAACCGCGGAGCCTTCACGACCATGACCAAGACCCACACCATCTACGACGCCATGCCCTTCCCGACCTATGAGTTCCGGGAATACCCCAAGCACGTCCACCCCGAGGGACCCGACGGTCCGTTCGTCGAGGTCGCCGACGAGGACCAGGAGCTGGCGGTGCTGGCCGAGGCCCAAACGCGGCCGCCGCGGCGGCCGTCGCGGGCCGAGGCTCTGGAGCTGAACGCCGGGGCGGAGGACTGATCCCATGACAACCGCCGCCGACCTGATCGCCCAGGCGCTGAAGATCGCGGGCGTGCTGGGCGTGGGCCAGGCGGCCATGCCCGAGGACGTCAACGACGCCCTGACCCATCTGAACCAGATGATCGGGCAATGGAACCGCAAGCGCTGGCTGGTCTATCACTTGATCGACACGCCGCTGACTTCGACGGGCGCGGCGTCCTATACGGTCGGGGCGGGCGGGGACTTCGACATCCCCCGGCCCGACCGGCTGGAGGCGGCCTATGTGCGCCAGCTGATCTCGGGCGCGCCCAACCTGGTGGACTATCCGCTGACCGTGCTGGCCTCGCGCGAGGATTACAGCCGCATCCGGCTGAAGTCGCTGACCACCTGGCCGGAGACGATCTTCTATGACTCGGCCATTCCGCTGGGCGTGGTCTATCCGCACCCCATCCCGCAGGCGGCCCTGTTCGAGCTGCATCTGGTGACCAAGGACACGCTGGCGAGCTTCGCGGTTCCGGCCACGGCGGTGACCCTGCCGCCGGAGTATCTGGCGGCGCTGCAGTGGAACCTGGCGGTGCGGCTGCGCTCGGCCTACCAGATGCCGGCCGATCCGGTGGCGGTGGGCCTGGCCAAGGACGCGCTCGCGGTGATCCGCATCGCCAACACCCAGATCCCCCGGCTGAGGATGCCGGCGGGGATCGCCGGGAGCGGCATCTACAACATCTTCAGCGACGGCCGGTGAGGCCAGAAAGGTTGCGCCATGCGCGTCGCCCTGACCGCCGGCGCCTATCAGGCGCGCAGCCTGACGGCCGAGGCCCAGCGCTGCATCAACCTCTATCCGGAGAAGAACCCGGACGATGCGCCTTTCCCGTTCAGCTATTACCCCACGCCCGGGCTGAGCGTGGTCGGCAGCCCGCCGGAGGGGTCGGGGCGGGGGCTCTACACGGCGACCAATGGCGATCTCTACGCCGTGGTGGGGTCGACGCTCTACTATGTCGACCCGACGGGCGCGCATACGGCGCTGGGGAGCCTGACCAACGGGCTGCAGACGCCGGTGTCCATGGCCGACAACGGCCTGGTGCTGGTGGTGGTCGACGGGTCGGCCCAGGGCTGGTCGGTGACCCTGGCCGGGCGAAGCTGGAACGGCCAGATCGCCGACCCGGCCTTTTCCGGCGCCGACCGGGTGGACTTCGTCGACACCTATTTCCTGTTCGATCTGAGGGGGACGGCCCAGTTCTATGTCTCGCCCTCCAACTGGGAGCCAGGGGTCGCGTTCAATCCGCTATGGATCGCGGGCAAGACCGGCTCGACCGACCCGTTGCAGGGGGTGGTCTGCCAGCACCTGGAGCCCTGGCTGATCGGGACGATCACCAGCGAGGTCTGGGTGGATTCGGGATCGGCGGACTTTCCGTTCCAGCGCATGGCCGGGGTCTATCTCGAGCACGGGGCGGCGGCGAAGTACGCGATCGCCCGCCAGGATCTGTCGATCTACTGGGTCAGCCAGGACCGGCAGGGACGCGCCCTGGTGGTTGAGGGGGCCGGCTATCAGGCCAAGCGCATTTCCAACCATGCGCTGGAGGCCCGCTTGGCGGGCTATACGACCGTGGCGGACGCGGTGGGCTTCACCTACCAGCAGCAGGGGCATGTCTTCTATGTCCTGAGCTTTCCCAGCGCGGACGAGACCTGGGTCTATGACGCGGCGACGGGGCTGTGGCACCAGCGGGCCTGGCTCGACCCCTCCGGCGGATTGCACCGCCATCGCGCCGCGAGTTGCGCGGCCGCCTATGGGCGCACCTTCTGTCAGGACTGGCAGACGGGCGTCCTCTATGCCCTCGACCCGACCGTCTTCACCGACGCCGGGGCGCCGATCCAGCGGGTGCAGAGCTTTCCCCACCTGCGCGAGGATTCGCGCCGCGTCAGCTATGGCGCCTTCACCGCCGACATGGAGACGGGGACGACGACCGACCCGGGATCTTCGCCGGACCCGTCCGTGGTGTTCACTTTCGACGGGAGCGGCGGCGGCGGGTTCGCCTTCGATCAGGCGGGCGGGGCGGCGTTCAGCTTCTTCGGCAGTTCGCCCGATGCGCCGAAGGTGTCCCTGCGCTGGAGCGACGACGGCGGTTTCAGCTGGGGCGAACCGGTGATGCAGGATCTGGGCTTCCGCGGCGACTACCGGCGCACGCCGACCTGGCGACGCACGGGACTGGGGCGGCGGCGGGTGTTCGAGCTGTCCTGGTCCTATGCCGGCGAGACGGTGCTGAACGGCGCCTATGTGGAGATGGAGCCGGCGGGGTCGTGAGGCGCCGCCACCGGCGTTCAGCGATCCGAGGCACGAACTTCTAGTCCAACGGAGATGTCATGGCGGGGCAGGGCTTTCCCAACCTGACGGCGCCCCTGACCGATCCGGGGACCGGCATTGTTACAACTGCTTGGCGGCAGTTCTTCACAAACCTTTGGAATCGAACCGGCGGGAGCAGCGGCGCCGGCGGCGGGGGTTTCGCCACCGGCGACCTGAAGCCGTGGATCGCCCCGACCCTGCCGGCCGACGGCTGGCTGTTGGCCGACGGCTCCGCCGTCAGTCGCACCACCTATGCCGGCCTGTTCGGGGTGATCGGGACGACCTGGGGCGCCGGAGACGGGAGCAGCACCTTCGCCCTCCCCGACCTTCGCGGGCGCGCCCTGCTGGGGGCCGGGACCGGGCACGGCCTGTCGCCGCGGAGTCTGGGCCAGGCCGGCGGGGCTGAGACCTTCAACATCGGCGTGGCCAACCTGCCCGCCCACACCCACCCGATCGCCGATCCCGGGCACAGCCACGGCGTGACCGACCCCGGCCACAGCCATACGGCCCTGGTCGGCGCCGCAAATGTCACGGCGGGGAGCGGGACGGGCGGTTCGGCTGCGGGCTCGACCGGTTCGGCGCTCACCGGGATCACCGGAACACAGACCGCCTCGACCGGGATCACCGCGACCGGGGCCAATACCGGCGGCGGGACGCCGCTGCCCACCTTGCCGCCGTTCGCGGTGGTCAACTGGATCATCAAGACATGAGACATTTCCAAAGGGTCGCCGACGGAGTCGACCTCGCGCCGTTGCAGGCCGCTCTGGCGGCGCATCCGGAGCTGTGGGGCGCCGATGAACTTCGGGTGACCTATGTCGAGGATTCGCCGCACCGGGAGGTCGACGACATCTTGGTCCGCTTCAATGGGGGGCGAGACCTGGCGAAACTGGGCGACGACCTGGAATGCGTCTGGCAGCCCGCCGCTGGACCTCTGTTCCTGATCCGTAGTCTGGCGCTGGACCTGATGCGCCGGGTGGGCGGCGAGCGGCTGGGCCGGGTCATGCTGACGCGGCTGGCGCCGGGCAAGCAGATCCATCCGCACGCCGACGTGCTGGGGGCCTACGCCCACTATTACAACCGCCTGCACCTGGTGCTGCAGAGCGCGCCGGGCTGTGTGTTCCATGCGGGCGAGGAGGCGGTCTGGATGCGGCCGGGCGAGGCCTGGCTGTTCGACGCCCACGCGGTCCATTCGGTGGTGAACAATGGCGCGGACGACCGCATCCACCTGATCGTGGACGTGCGCATCCCATGATCACCGCCCAGGTCGAATCCCTCACCGAACGGCTGGACGAGCTCAAGCCCCTGTTTCCGCTGCACTGGCAAGAGTTGGCGTTGAACCAGGACAAGGTTCCGCTGGATCCGCAGTATGAGGTCTATCTGGAGCGTGATGCGCGGGGCGAGGTGGTTTTCGTCACCCTACGCAAAGACGGCGGCTTGGTCGGCTATTTCGTCGGCTTCATCGCGCCGGGCCTGCACTATCGGACCTGTCTGACCCTGACCATGGACATCTTCTACCTGCATCCCGGGCACCGCGACGGCTCGCCCACGGCGGCGATCCGACTGTTTCGGGCGGTGGAGCGGGAGGCGCGGCGGCGCGGGGTCCAGCGGTGGTTCGTCGGCGCCAAGCTCCACAATGACGCGGGACGGCTGTTCACGTTCCTGAGGTTCGAACCGGTGGAGACCTATTATTCGCTCTGGTTGGGAGATTGAGATGGTTTCGGCAGCACTCATCGGCGCTGCGGCGTCGGCCGCGGGAACGGCGGCGACGACCGCCGGCTCGTTCGCCGGGCTCTCCGCCCAGCAGAACGCCGTGCAACAGGGCATGGCCGCCGAGCAGAGCCAGTACGCCCAGACCCAGGCGGCCCTTATGCCCTATCAGAACCTGGGCCTGAGCGCCGTGCCGCAGCTGCAGGGCCTGACCAGCGGCAATCCCGCGACCCTGGCCAATACGCTGCAGAACCTGCCGGGCTACCAGTGGGACCTGAGCCAGGGCCTGCAGGCGACCCAGAGCAGCGCGGCGGCGCGGGGGCTCGGCAATTCCGGCGCGGCCATGAGCGGGGCGGCGACCTTCGCCAATGGCCTGGCCGACAACACCTTGAACAGCCAGTACAATCGATTGCTGGGCCTGGCGGGGATGGGGCAGAGCGCGGCGACCCAGACCGGCCAGTTCGGCGCGCAACTGGCCGCACAGCTGGCCAACGGCTATCAGGCGCTCGGCGGTTATCAGGCGCAGCAGGACAATCTGCTGGGCGGTTCGGCCGCGAGCCTGTTTGGCGCGCTGGGCAATTCGCTGGGCGGGCTGTTCGGCGGCTGAGCCCGACGCGAAGTCGCACGCAACACTTCAGAAGGATCGCAAGATGAGAGTCTTCCCCGCCCTGGCCGCGGCCCTGACGCTCGCCCTCTGTTCGGCCGCGGCGATGGCCGCGCCGGGCGGACAGGTGCTGAACGGCAAGCAGCAGTTCGTCGACATCAACGGCGCGCCGATCGTGGGCGGCGCCGTCTATATCTATCAGGTCGGGACGACCAACCCGGTCGCCACTTGGCAGGACGCCAACCTGACCATCGCCAATTCCAGCCCGATCATCCTGGACGGACGCGGCCAGGCCTCGATCTGGGCGCCCGGGGGCACCTATCGCGAGGTGGTCTATGACGGGTCGGGGAACCTGATCTGGGACCAGACGACCAGCGTGCCCAGCCTGACCGCGCGCACCTTCAGCTGGACGGGCGACGCGGCCGGCGGGCCGACCACCTTCGACGGCTCGGCCAATGTCGTCACGGTCCTGACCCTGGGCGCGGGCGTGGTCACCAACGTCAAGGCCGCCGCCATGCCGGCCGCCACGTTGAAAGGCAACAACGGGGCGGCCAGCGCCAGTCCGCAGGATCTGACCGTGGCGCAGGTGGCCGCCCTGGTGGCCGCTTCGGGTCCGCAGGTCGCCGCCGGCACCGACGCGGGCCATCTGGTCACCCCGGCCTCCCTGGTGGCGGCCGGGCAGAGTCTGTCGGCCACCGGCTATCTGACCCTGGCCGGCGGTCTGATCGTACAGTGGGGACACTACGATTCCGGCAGCAATACCGGCTGGAACGGGTCGACCCACGCGGTCGCCTTTCCGATCGCCTTTCCCAACGGCTGCTTTTCGGTGCAGGGCCTGACCGACAACCAGGGCGCCACGGGCAGCCTGGCCTATGCGCTGCAGGCGGTCACGCCGTGCTCGACCACGGGCATCAGCTTCGGGACCGTGGGTTATCAGAGCGGGTCCGCCAACGCGATCCGCGGCTTCTACTGGATGGTCATAGGCGACTGAGCCGCCGCCGCCGCGCCCCGCGTTTGGGGCCTCCATTTCCCTCTACAGGATGCGTTCGATGACCTCTCCGGCCATGCCGACCAAGTTCGCCACCACGCCGTCTCCGGCCTCGATCGCCCTGCTGGACGGCAATTTCGGCTTCGCCCAGGGATCGGCGCCGTTCTGGGGGCTCGACAATTTCGGGGCCGTGGGGGATGGCGCGACCGACGACAGCGCCGCGATCAACGCCTGGTTGGCCCAGCTGGCGGCGAGCGGCGGCGTGGGGGTGATGACCGCGGGCAAGACCTATTATTGCGCCTCGCAGGCGGTACTGAACCTGGAGGCCAATCCGGCGGCCGCCAATATCCTGATCATGGCCCATGGGGCGGTGATCACGACCGGCGCCAACGCGCTCTATGGCCTGCTGATCCAGGGAAACAGCGTTCCGAACCGCCAGACCTTGATGGGCCTGACCATCAACCAGCGGGGTGCGGCTGGGACCGGAACGGGGAGCAATGCGGCGCTGGGCGGGATCGGGCTGTCGGGGACCGGGTCGGTGTCGCTGGTGGACTGCTCGGTGATCGCCAATGGCGTGCCGTTCACCGGCAACGTCCAGAGCGACTATGCGGCGATCGACCTGTTCCAGACCGACCCGACCAATACGGCGACGGGGTGCTTCTGGACGGAGATCTATCGGTGCTGGGTGCGCAAGGAGAGCGGTTCGGATGTGGGGGATATACCGTTCGGTGTGCGGCTGCGCGGGGCGGCGAACTCGACTCGGGTGCAGAAGTGTCAGTTTAGTCTTCAAAATAACGTCTCAATCGGCTTGGCGAGTTCTGGCATATTAATTACAAACCCCTTTGGTCAGATCTCAGTAGCAAATGGTGTTGTAGCTTGCTTTAATGACTTCGAGGGTAGTTCTTATGCAGTGCAAGCATTAATCGCGGTTGGAGGTCGTTTAGAGGGGTTTGAAGCATTTGGTAATCGATTTGAATCGATATACGCAGCCGCGTATTTTTTTAACGCAAATTCTGGGGTCGCTGTAAACGTCCCGCCGCAGATATGGGGTGGCTATCAACTGTTTGGTCCCGTAAATTTTAGTGGCACTGGCGTTACGTCATCGACGTCGAATGTAATAAGTGGAGTTTCGTCGTCAACGTGGGATAGTTTAATAATCGGGCAAAATTTGCAGGGATCAGGAATTCCATTAGGCGCAGTAGTTACTGCATTCAGTCAGTCGGCCCAAACAATAACAATATCATCATTGCCGACGACAAATGCAAACGGTGTTTCTTTATCAAGTCAAGTTATGTGGATATCAAACCCAAATGCCATTCTCGTAAATAATTTTACTCCCGATAGTGTTAATGTTCCAGGCTCGCAATGGGTTGTGACAAATTACAGTGGAATGACATTATCCGCACTGGGTGGATCTTCACACGCGATAAGTCTTGGAATTACCGCTAACTCTAATCGCGGAATTCTCGCGTTTGATATCGGATCTGGCAATAACGCACAATTTCTTATTTCTAGTAACCAATGGGGATCGGCAAACAATTGTATTGATTTTCAGGCTGGCATAGGTGCTTCGCCTAGGGATTTAAGGCTTAGATCCGCTTACAACATAATGCTAAATAATACGTCTGACGGATCCAACTATGCTGGCGGTCACTTGATATTCGACAATAATGCCTCGGAAATTTTTGGTCATCTGTGGATGGATGCCGGCGGAATGTTGAGTTTCGTTACCCAGACGAATTATGTGCCCAACCTAGGCTCGGACAGCCCGTCCGGCCGTTTGCGCTTGCAATCGACGGCCAATGGCTTATCTCGCCCGACCGCGCCGATCATTGGTCAAATGTTCTTTGATGGTAGCCTCGCGACGCCGAGGCCAATTTGGTGTAAAGCGGCGATCGGACCGGTTTGGGTTGATGCTACTGGCGCTACGGTCTAAGATCTAGCTGAAGCGATTTTATAATGAATGAATCGAATACTATAGAATTTTATGAGAAATATTATATTGATGGTGCCGATAACGTAAAGAGGGCATTGTCAGCGTTAGAGCAGGCGTCTCATTTGGATGAGTTGTTGGGCATCAATGAGATTCGTTCGCTGATAGATGTTGGCGCAGGTCAAGGCGCGCTCGTAGATATACTTTCTAAATCGGGGCGCGCCGGTCGTATCGTTGCGGCTGAGGTCTCACCTTCGGGGGTCGACGCGATAGCTTCAAGGAAGTTGCACGGTGTTGAGATAGTAAAATTTGATGGTTATAAATTGCCTTTCAAAGACAAAGAGTTTGATATTGCAGTGTGTATGCATGTGCTTGAACATGTTGATCACGAAAGAATGTTTTTGCGCGAAATAGCTCGTATTTCGCGTCATGCTGTTATTGAAGTCCCGCTTGAGCACACGTTGAGAATTGATAGAGCAATCAAAATTAGTAAAAAATTTGGCCACATTAATTATTATAGTTTAGAAACGTTTTTGAATAAATTGTCGACGTCTGGATTGGCAGTAAGCAAAATTCTTGTCGATCCAGTATCGATGAAAACCGAGCGTTATCTTTACGGATATTTAGTCGGAAGTACAAAAAGATGGATTCGTCAAAAATTTCTCACGGCATTTCCATCAATTGCGACAAAAATTATGGTATATAACTGCGCTGTACTCGTTGATTGCGGCGAGTAAATATTTATGTTTTGACTGAGCGCGCCGACGACAAACATCGCGACAGCGTGGATTCGTCCAACACTGTCCCGCATAGCGCAAGCGCGCCGCTTTTCGAGGTGCGCCGGGACAAAAAAGCCTCACGTCGTCCACCCGACCCAAATCGAGCATAGGGTGATCGAGGCGCACTTCGTCTCCCAAGCCACCGCCACCGCCACCGCCACCGCCACCGCCACCGCCACCGTCGTTCCGCTCGGCGCTCAGCCGTACGTCTCTCGCGCCGTTGCACGGCGTCCGCACCAGTTAGGATCGACCGCCCCATGTCGAACGACAGCGACATCGCGCGCGAGCTTGGCGAAATCAACGGCCAGCTTCGTGAGCTCAGGAACATCGTCGTCGGCGAGGACGGGGACGGCGGGCTTCGGGCGGATCTGAAGCATCTCACTTCGCTCAGAGACAAGGGGTTGGGGGTTCTGCTGGTGCTGGGTCTGGTCGCGACGATGGCGGGCTCAGCTGTGCGCGACTGGATTGTGCACCTGTTCTCGGCCCCGCCGCCGCCCCCTACACACTGAGGAAGCCGTCATGAACGACAGCCTGAAATCGGTCGCCCCTCTGGTGGTGGCGGCCTTTGTGGGATGCGCCGGACTCCTCGCCCTGTGCATCCGGCCGGATGAAAGCGCGACGATCAAGGACGTGGTCGGCGGCGTGGTGTTGATCTGCGGCACGGCCTGGCAGGCGGGGCGGCCGCAACAGCCCCCGGCCAGCCCATGA